ATATGATCGTAGTGTGACACCTGATGAGATTGAGGCTTTATTTATGTCTAACAATCCGACAATGACTACGGCACAGAAACAGGCATACAACACGTTGTTTGTACAGATAGGTAAACAGACACCGATGGGAAGTGATGTGGCACAAGAGGTATTATCCAAGCTATTCCAACAGGTAGTCGGTGAAGATATAGCGAACTTAGGCTTTGACTATGTGAATGGTGACAAGACAAGTCTTGAACCTTTACGTAATCTACTGGAACAGTATGCTGATGACTTCACGCCTGACCTGACGATACAGTGGGATGACATTGACGTTGAGACTTTACTATCAAAAAATGATCTTGAAGCACGTTGGACATTCAACATACCTACTCTGACACGTAAGTTAGAAGGTGTGAACGATGGGCATTTAATTGAGGTAGGTGCTAGGCCTAACACAGGTAAGACCTCCTTTCATGCTTCACTGGTGGCATCGCCTAATGGCTTTGCACATCAAGGTGCTAAGTGTATCATACTCTGTAACGAGGAAGGTTCTCACCGTGTCGGTGCTAGGTATCTGACTGCGGCTACAGGTATGACTATGCAGGAGATTAAACAGAACCCTGCAAAGGCTAGAGACATATACTCCTCTGTTAAAGAAAACATAAAGATATATGATGCCAGTAATCGTGACATGGCATGGGTTGAGAGTGTCTGTAAGTCTTACAAGCCTGACATCGTAGTCTTAGACATGGGTGACAAGTTTGCACGAACTGGTGGCTTTGCCAGAACTGACGAGGCACTCAAGGCTAATGCCATACACGCTAGGCAGATAGCTAAACAACATAGCTGTGCAATATTCTACATGTCACAGTTGTCTGCTGATGCAGAGAATAAGGTGGTACTCAATCAGGCCATGATGGAAGGCTCACGTACAGGTAAGGCGGCTGAAGCTGACCTGATGATACTGATTGCTAAGAACCCACCAGTAGAAGGGAAAGAGGAAGAAGATACTATGCGTCACCTGAACCTAGTTAAGAATAAACTGTCAGGTTGGCATGGTATTATTCACTGTGAGCTTGAGTACAGAACTGCGAGGTACGTAGGGTGAAGCAACTAGCCTTGTTTACTACGGATAAACTCAACGAGTTAAACGAGCTATGCGACAATGGCCTTGTTTGCATTAAGTGTGACATCCTACAACCTATAACAAACTTTCAGCAGATGTCTTATAAAAACACAGAAGACGCTGAGATAAAACGAACATGCAGATCCTGTCAGTCAGGGCATAGACAGGTAATTGCTGACTTGAGAAAGGTTAATCCTTACCCCGATGATAAAGAATATGCCTGCCCTATATGTAAAAGAAAGATAGCTGAAGTAAACAAGTACAATCAAAAGCTGTTAGGTACATGGGTACTGGATCACTGCCACACCACAAATACATTTCGTGGTTACATATGTAAACATTGTAATGATGGTCTTGGTGGCTTCAGAGATAATTTGACAACCGTAAAGAATGCTGTTATATATTTAGAGAACCACGAGAGGAGTAACCCCAAATGATAACAATTCTTGATGTAGAAAACACAGTCGTAAAAAGAAAGGGTAAGATGCACCTTGATCCATTTGAACCAGAGAATACATTGGTCATGGTGGGGATGCTAGATGGTACTGGGCTTGAGCAAATTGTAACGTTTGACCACACTGAGCATCCCCCCACTGAAAACGGTAGGCAGATAGTACAGGATAAACTTGACCTTACTACACGCCTTGTCGCACACAATGCCGCACACGATTTGATGTGGCTGTGGGAGTCAGGCTTTACCTATGAGGGTGAGGTGTTTGATACTATGCTAGGTGAGTACATACTACAACGAGGACAGAAAGAACCTCTGTCACTAGAAGCATGTGCTGAGAGATACAACCTACATACACAGAAGCAAGACACACTAAAAGAATATTTTAAAAAGGGATTAAATGTTGCAGAAATACCACACAATGAACTGTCTGAGTATCTATCTGCTGACTTACATGCAACGCAACAGTTGTTCAGAAAACAGGACAAGCAGTACTCGTATGGTACAGGCAGGACACTTGTAGATACTATACGCCTGACGAACCAGTTAGCTGTACACCTAGCACGTATATATCAACGTGGTTTTAAGGTAGACATGAAAGCATTAGAAGAAGTACGTAAGGAGTTTGAACAGGAGAAACAAGAGCTTACAACCCAGCTAGATAAACAGGTTCAAGAACTTATGGGTGATAGACCCATTAATCTTAACAGCCCAGAGCAACTGTCTTGGGTTATATTCAGCCGTAAAGTCTTTGATAAGAAAGTATGGGCTGAAGCATACGATGATCGTGTATCAGATAGGCAACACCTAGCCAACATAAGACAGATGACATTGCCCCTGCATAAACAATACGCTGTGGTCTGTACGCAGTGTATGGGTCATGGTTGGATACGTAAGAAACGTAAGGATGGATCACCGTATAAGAACACAAATAACTGTCCTGAGTGTGATGGAGCAGGGTATCTGTACCGTGATAGAAAAGAGTTAGCTGGGCTGAAGTTCAATGCACCAGATGCTAAATGGGCAAGTGCCAATGGCTTCAGTACAAGCAAAGACAATCTCGTATACTTAGAAGGTATAGCTAGATCTCGTGGCATGTATGATGCAGAGGTGTTTCTACAACGAGTACGTAGACTGTCAGCACTTGATACTTATCTATCTAGTTTCGTTGAGGGCATAGCTACTCATGTTAAACAGGATGGTAAGCTACACGTAAGACTACTGCAACACAGGACAGGTACAGGTAGGTTATCTGGTGCTGACCCTAATATGCAGAACATGCCCAGAGGTGGTACGTTTCCTGTGAAGAAAGTATTTGTATCTCGTTGGGATAACGGAGAGATCATGGAGGCTGACTTTGCACAGCTAGAGTTTAGAGTTGCGGCATTCCTCAGTCAGGACAGAACAGCTATCAAAGAAGTATCTACAGGCTTTGATGTGCATAGCTACACAGCTAAAGTTATTACTGAAGCAGGGCAGAATATCTCTCGCCAAGACGCAAAGGCACATACATTTGCTCCTCTCTATGGTGCGTCAGGCTTTGGTCGTACACCTGCCGAAGCTGCATACTATCAACAATTTACCACCAAGTATTCAGGTATAGGTGCATGGCATAAGAGACTCGCCAAGGAAGTCATTACGACAGGTAATGTTCGCACACCATCAGGTCGTGAGTTTGCATTCCCTTTGGCTACACGTAGAGCGAATGGAAGTATTACATACTTTACTCAGGTAAAGAACTATCCTGTGCAATCATTTGCTACAGCAGACATAGTACCTATATCTCTTATGTATATAGATAAGATGTTACAGGCTAACAAATTACAGTCATGTGTCGTTAATACCGTACACGATTCAATCGTTATTGATGTACACCCTAACGAGAGAAATAGAGTAATTAAGATCATCAATCGTACTAACGAAGTACTGGTTGATATTATAAATAAGAAGTGGAATATAGACTTTAATGTTCCATTATTATTAGAAGCAAAAATAGGTAAAAATTGGCTTGACACAAAAGACGTGGCATGATATACCTACAGTTCTAACAAAGGAGAATAAATATATGAATCAAATATCTACATTAGATACAAATAATTATGAAGCAATGGCAAAGGCAATGGGCATGAGTTCACTGGCTGTGCCGACTAAAGAGAAGACTAACTCTCTTGCAAGACTACGCATACAACACACACCTTTAATGGGTCAGGAAGAGATCAAAGGTAAAATGACTAACGTTGAGGTAGTCAGTGGTGGTACATACAAACTGGAGATACCAGAGGGTGAGACATACTACGCTGAGAGTGTAGCTATACGCCCCTTCCTACAGAGGTTTATGTACAAGCGTTTCATTAAAGGTAGTGACAGCACACCCAATAGGTTTGTTAAAACTGTGATGGCAGATAATCTTAACATGGATATGAAGGATAATGATGGTCACTTTAACTGCGGTAAACCTGCAGGTTATATAGCTGACTTCAAGGCTTTACCTGAGTCTATGCAGGATCTTATCAGACAGATCAAGAGAACACGGGTAGTGTTTGGTACGGTAGACATGGTTAATCCTGTGGATGCTAATGGCAACACTGTAGACGTAGAGACTACACCATTCATATGGGAAGTAGAGAATCGTGATGCCTTCAAGACTATAGGTGACGTGTTCAACAAGTTAAATAAAATGAAACGTCTACCTGTACAGCATTATGTCAAGGCAGGAACAGAGGAGCGTAAGCTACCTAATGGCGGTTCTTTTTATCTTCCAGTCGCTGAGTTAGAATTATCAGAGACACTTGACATAGACAAGGATACTCAGGAAAACTTAGCTAACTTCTTAGCTTGGGTAGCTAATTACAATGAGTATATTGTGGGTGCTTGGAATGAGAACATGCACAAACATCAGTCAGTAGACACGGAAACTGTTGAAGAGTTTATTGACATTAACGCTGAAGAGTTCGCATAATGAACCATCCTGCTGAACTGCCAATTCATCAATACCTTGATAATGCCTCCAATGGTAAGACAACTATGTCTGACGAAACCATTGAACAGGTAGCACAAGACATCAAGGATGCTTTGAAACGGCAGTTTGGTGGGGGCAACAAAAGGGATGAGTTTCGCCTACGTATGTCAAACATAGGTAGACCTACATGCCAACTCTGGTGGGAGAAGAACCATCCAGAGAAGGCACTCCCAAAGCCTACCACCTTCGTAATGAACATGTTAATAGGAGACATTGTTGAAGCCGCATTTAAAGGAATCCTAAAAGAAGCAGGAGTTAAATATGAAGACAAAGATAACAACGTGTCCTTGGAGCTTGACAATGCTACAGTTAATGGGAGCTATGATCTTGTTGTTGACGGTGCTTTGGATGACGTTAAGTCTGCATCACACTGGTCATACACTAACAAGTTTGATTCTTATGACACACTAGCTAATGGAGATTCCTTTGGTTATGTAGGTCAGCTTGCAGGATACATCAAGGCATCAGGTAAAAAGACTGGTGGCTGGTGGGTAGTTAATAAGGCTAATGGTCAGATTAAATACGTAGCTGCTACAGGATT